CTTCTTGATAGCGTGAAAACATCACAGAAGCTTGAGCTAGGTTTAGGTAAACGCTGATGACCACCAGAGGAACAAATGGAGTCTGGTACACAGTTAGAGTCGTACCATTAGCTATAGCTGGATTACCTGCGGTAACCGTAAGTGCCACGGTGTCCACACTCACAATAATTGTGTCAGTTGGAAAAGCAGGGTCTACTATGAGTTGTCCAGCAGCTAACCCAGCGATGGTGGTAGAGGTAAAGCCTGAAACCGTGGCTGATCCTAAGGTACTGGTTAGTCCAGTGTGGCTACTAGGAGGGCCAAAGAATTTTGAATACATGTTGAGAAAGTCAGTAACCCCAAAAGCTGGGTTACCTGGAAAGACTATGCCGGCAGCTCCTGCGAATAACCAGACAGTAAGACCTTGACAGTCTATGCCCGCTGTTCCATAGAGCATATCGTAAAAGCCTTGAATGTCTGGAAATCCACAGGTGCTCATCGGTTACTCTCCCTCTTCTTCTTCGCCGGTCTCTTCATCCTCGTCTTCGACTTCCTCATCTTCAGGAAGGTCAGCCTTGACGGGCTCAGGCTCCGTGGCCGTTTCAACAGACTCAGCCTTCGACTTCAAAATCGTGATGTATCCTGACTTCTTAAGGAGGTCAAGTCCCTGTGCGTCGTCTGGGACTACAGTTACCTGCTTAGCTTGACAGTGGACTAGACCACCAACTACTCCGTTAGTAGAGGACTTGCTGTGGACGTTAACCGGACGATGCGCTAGGACTCGGATACTCATTTTTAACCATCCTTAAAGGTTTTGTACTTCTGAACGTGATACACATTGTACCAATTCATATTAAGCTCTTTAGCTAACTCGTGACAAGATTTCTCAGGTTGACTTCTTATGTAAACCACGTCATCACGAGTAATTTTACTTTGGCCATGGGCTGATTTGAGGTTGTGCTCTAGAGAGTGCTTCTTACCCGTGTGGGCTGTGGCTATTTTCTCATTATGCTCAGGAGTATTGGCGTAGCCTTTATTAGCAAAAGATAAAGCTTTTCTAGTAATCTCAGAGCACATCCCTTTTCCATAAACAGGTTCAGAACCACCGCCCTTTTCAATGTTATAACCATCTGGGTATACCGTGTTCAATTCGGCAATGTAGAAGATTTCCTTCTCAAACATCTTAACTCGGGTATCTTCGACGCATAAAATCTCGAATGTGAAGGCCTCGATGCCGTGCTTACGGAGGGCATTACCGAAATATGTAGTAGCCTTTAAGTGACCCTTGAGTCTTATACTTGGGCCTCTACTGGTGGCTCCAACATATTGTTTTCCTGACTCTTTATGGGTCCAGCAGTAGACTATGAATTCTCTCATGCTACTATTATATCATAGCCTAATAAAAGATGTAAACAGAGCCCCAATTTCTGAGGCTCTGTTCATGCTGAGTTAAGCGCCGTAGTACTGACCAACAGTCGTAGGACGATTGATCTTAACTACGCCGATGTTGGCCAGGTACAAGAACTCAAAAGCGCCGCTCACGATCGACGGAGGAGCTCCGAAGCGTGTGATCTCCTGGGGAATCCCGAGAGAGAGGCAGTCCTTGTCGTACTTGTACGCGATGATCTGCTGAGTAGCGCCAGGACCAGAACCATCAAGCCAAACAGGCAACGGATAGATCTCCGGCTCGATGCCGAAAGCAGATCCGAAGTAGTTCTTCTTGACATAGTCCTGAATCGAAGCGTAACCAGAAGGACCGCCGACTACAGCCATGGGCTGAGTGATGTACAAGTACTGAGCCGGCGGAACGAGGAACCTATCCGGCATTGCACCAGGAGCAGCACCACTCGCCAACCAGTTGGTATTAGCCATGAAGTTGAAGTCACCCAAGATCTCAGTTGCGGTCTTGGTGGACCACAAAGCGCTAGTACCAGTACCGGTCGTAGGCAACTGAGTTGCAGTAATCGAGGGGTTGTTAATGAGTCCCTGATTGCCAGCAAAACCAGTATACGTACGAGTGTCCAACGTCTTGCTATAGTCAACACGAACTCCCTTGTCGAGGAGATCCTGCGGGCTACGACCTACCTGAGCCATGCGAAGGGATTCGACAATCGGAATCCGGACGCGGACTTGGTAGGGGAATACCGGCCATGTGTCCTGATTCACGTTGTACTCGATCACTCGCGAATCGTTGCTCTGAGAACCAGCGGAATTGTCCCGAGGTCCACGGAAATCAACGTTGTGCGCGATGTGATTCATGATCCAGCCGCCGCCACGATCGATGGGAATATCACGCAAGTACGTGTAATTCTCAAGGGGTAGGCGGACGACTGGGTCCAGTTTAGCAAGTTCTGCCATCAGGAAGGTCTGACCGGTTGCAGCAGCCGCAGCATCGGTTAGAACCTGCCCGCTACGCAGAGCATTAAGACTCTGTTGATATTGGGTGGGTGTCATTTTTTACCTTTCAGCCGATTAGGCGATCTGCCGTGCGAGGATAGTTACTTGAGCCGTAAGGTCATACTCAAGGTAGCCGGTCTTCCACTGGAAGTTCGGATTGAGGAAGGTGCTCGAGAGTGTAGTTGCCACAGTAGCAGCGGTCGCTGTAGCGTTCTGAGAGAGAACTACAGCCGTACCTACGAAAGACTTGATGAAAGTCCCAGCAGGTACATTAACATTCCCAGACAGAATCTGACCAACAGCAAGACCGGTGGCCGTAGATGCTGTCGCATTAGCCGAACCAGCGGTAGTGCTAAAGGTGGTAGTCGTGATCGGGTTAGGATCGGCCACCGCCTCAAGTCCACCGACTACCCCGTTGGGAATAGCGCCATTGAGAGCTGAACGAACGAATACCGAACCACCAGCAGTGGGGGTACCGTTGTCGCAGCTCACATTGATAGTCCCCTGAACAAGACCGTCCATGATGGACCCAGGTAGATAAGTACCACCAGGAGTGAGAACATCATTCGAACCTGCAATATTGTAGGACGAGTTGATATTCACGTTGCTGGCCGCAAGACCAATAGCCGACGTCGAGGTTGCTGCGCCGGCTCCAGTCTTAAGGAACTGAGCAAAGCTGGAGTAGGTGTTGTTAGGGTTGAGGACGAAAGTCTCACCAAAGGCTACCGAGAGGGTATCCGTCGGATTGACTTGGCGAGGAGTACGAAGCGAATAGCCTTCGTTACTGACGTTGCCAATAAAGCCTAGAAATAGGCCTTTTACTCCGATGACTGTGGCTGGCATGGTTATTTATTCTCCTTCTGAGTATGCGCTTCGTGCTTCTTGAGTCCGACCCGGTAAGGTACACCCTCGAAACAGTTGCAGGTTGTTACTTCAGTCTTCAGTACAGCGGAAGAATCTGTGGCAAGAGCAGGAATGCCGGTCGGAACCTTAGACTTACTCAGCTTAGCGTAAGCAGTTCCTTTTGCAGCATTCAAACTCTTTACGGTCGAGTTATAGCTGTCAACCATCGTCTGCTCAAGTTCGTTGCGCTTGGACTTAGGCTTGTTGATGATAGCAGCTACGATAGGACGGGTGGTTTTAAGGAAGCTGTGAACAGAGTCATTCGCTTGCTTCAAAACAGACTCGCCAGCGTCGTCAATATCGCCGGCATCATTGGCAGCACCGTGCTCTTCAGCTACGGTCTTTTCGTCCGAATCCTCTTCACCGTCTTCTTTCTTTTCACCCTCATCCTCGTCCTTCTCCTCTTTTTCCTGGAGCTCTTCGAGGTCTTCCTTCTTTTCTCCCTCATCATCATGGGCGACGTGCTCACCCTTGAGGAACTTCATGAGAGCATCTTTGTCACCACCCTTATCACAGTAGTCCATGAAAGCAGCGTGATGCTCTGCGTGAGGATGCTCAGGTTCGGCGTCGACGACGACTTTTGGTAGGATTTTGAGTTCTGTTGGCTTGCTAAGTTCGATAGCGAGCTCGGCCATTTCCTCGGGAGTGGCATCAGTGGCGTGAGCCTTTAGACCTTTCCCGAAAATCATATCACGGATAGACATGTTTTTCTCCTTCTTTTTGGGTTTGATTTCCGGCTTAGGTGGTTCAGGCTCAGGAATAGCTGAGTCTTGAATAGCTATCTGAGGTCCTGCACGCCCTTTAGTAACTACTGCCACGTGATTTCCACGTAGGTGGTACATCACAATCGTCTTATCTTCAAGACGCTTGAGCTTTAGACTGTAGCCGAGACTTACGTCCCGTACCGCGTAGTCCGCGTCAGGGTCAGCTTCAGGTCTGATCTTTTCGATGAGTTCGGGATTCTTAACGTGAAGATCACCCTTTAGAGTTACTTCACCATCGAGCTCTTCTCCCTTACCGACCTTCTCGACATGTCCACAGTTCAACTCTTGGTCATTACCGACATGCACAACTGAGCCATCAGGATGCTCATCTACGACTGTGTTACCCTCGATTGAGCGAATGAACTCAGGGTCTAGAACAGATTCTTTTGGTCGGTAGATTTGGTACCGTTGATCAGGTTCTAGTCCCCAGCTATCTTCATAACCAGGAAAACCTTTGAGTTCCTTACCGAGATACTCCTGCAGGCCACTGCGGCATAATGGGACATTTTCACAAATTAGATAACCATGAACTGTCTTTGAGATATTTGGAGAAAGCATCAGGGAGTAGTATTTTGTAGACACTTTATTACCCCCTCATTCTTAAATGTTCTAAAGGCCCGAACATTAGCTATAGTGTGATATGCCATACCGAGTTCAGTAGACCAATCCCATGTTCCTTTTTCTGGAGAATTCCTTATGTCCTGGACTTGTTCGACAGTTAAAACCCTAGAACATATCCTACCGGTTAAAGCTTTAGATATCTTTTGCCCAAATTCAGGAGGATAGACTCTACCAGCGCCAGCCTTAGACAGATTCTCTCTGTGGGAATCAGAGAATTTCCTACCCTTTAGAGATTCTGATTGCTTTCTCTTACTTTCTTCAGATCTTACATGGCCGGTAAAGGCGAATGAAAGAGCTTTTTTAGTTTCGTCAGAATGCTTCCAACCTGTACCGCCGGCTCCACCTCTATGGAGATTATATCCATTAAACCCCAGCGTATCAAGTTCTTCAATCCAGAATTGTTCTTTTTCATTTAATTCTTCGTCAGAGGAGCCACCATCAAGTCTAACCACCTTAAATGATGGGAGTCCATATTTACGAAGAGCATTACCTATGTAAGACTTACGCTTAAGGTGGTCGCCCAATCGACCTAGAACATTAGGATGATTATGCTTTCCTACGTATCCTTTGCCTGACTCTACATGGTAAATGTAATAGATTATGCCGTCCATTCTCTACCCCTTATGTCTTTCACCCTCAGAAATCCGATGATCATACTCTTTGCCGCCGAGTTTCTTACGGCCAATCGAAGCCGCCAGAGCGGCAGGGTCATGAACCCCCTTCTCGTGAGAGAGTTTCCCTTCAAGCTTCTGGAAAGGACCATCCTCCGCCATACTCATGTCAGAGTCAGAGGGGACTTCATCAGAGGCTGACTTTTTCTTGCTAGCGCTCTCAGCTATCTGTCTTTTCCAGTTCTCACGCATGAGATTTGTATACTCTCGAGCTGTCTGACCCTCACGCATTTGACCTTTACGCGGGTTCATACCATAGTGCTCTTCAGGACCTTCATGACCTTCTGGGATTCTGGGGTCATTTGAGTCCACCCCCAATGAATCCGTCGACATGCTCGGGATTCCATACTGCGTCGGAATTGTCGGCGTGTGATCAAGGGTGGGGATAGCTTGGGTGTGCTCTGGACCAGAGGAAAACGAAGAATAACCGGTGTTCATCTTTCCCATCTTAACTTCCTCCTTGCCGTCTAGGCAGCGTTGCTCTTACTGGTTGGTCTGGAGACTGGTAAGCTGACAAGCCAAGACCCGGAGCAGGACTAATAACACACCCGCTGTTGCCGCCGCCATTACCAGAATCGACATAACCCGAATTCGCACTTGGACTAGCCCCTATCTCATGAAGACTTGAGTTTCCACTCTTGATACTCATGCGGCCAACCTACTCTCGATTCCAGAAACTTGTGTGAATTGTGACTTAGTCATCTGACGAATACTTGACTGATAGTAAACTTTAATGAGGCCAGACTTCTTGTCGAGAACATCCTCAACAGATAGAGTCGGTAGAGAGTTACAGCGACAATAAGGACAGTCTCCAGCAGCGTAGTGACCGAGAGAGGGCTTAAGGCCAATCAAAGCCTCAGGACTAGGTAGGTCACTCCAGAAAACCACAACAGCTTGCATGTTACGGTGAGAAGGACGAACCCGTCGACCGTCTTGTGCCGTCCACCATTGAAAGCAAGGAATATCAAGTTCTTCGCTACGGGCTCTCGTAAGAGCTGTATTAGCTGAACTGGTTTGTGTTCTTGCCAACAATTGAATCTTAGTGTTTACGAGCTGCGGAAATCTGAACTTTAAAATCTGAGCAATAGCCTGCGGCCTAGTTCCTTGACGCTCAGCTTGAGCAATTTCAAGAGAAAGCTTCTCCGCGACTTCTCTCGGGATATCAGATATGTTCTGAGCACTAGCCTCAATAAGGTCACGCACTCTGATACCGATGCGGCCGGAGAGTTCTTGCTGAAGTAGGTCATGAATGATCCTGCTCCTTTGAGAAGTTACAGCAGCTTCTTTCCAATCTTTGAGGTTCATCACGTTGATTCGAGAGAACATCTTCATAGCAACGTCTGTACTAGCACTAACTACGCTACGGCGAGAACTGACGGAAGCAAGCTCTCTAAGCCAGTAGCTATCGCTCATCCCCGTTAACTTAGTCGGGAGCCATGATTTCACAATGGCTGAAATTGCCCGACGATAGGCAATCTCTACAGGATCAGGAATAGTGAATAGGGTAGACATCATTTACCTACAGGTTTTGACATATCCCCAGTCTTTAACCAGGCTTTGAAGTCATTCAGGGTCATTTTCGTGATAGATTGAAAAATTTGTGCACCCTTGGAATGATTGATTATATAGCGATTTTTTGCATATGATTCCTGAGTGTATCCTAGAAACACCTTGTGTTCATCAAATTCACTAGAATCACCCAGTCTACCCTGGTCGACGACAAATACAACCTTAGATTGAGTGTCAGGGCCAAGATAGCAATCTACCTCATCTCCGTCCGCCCCAACGGTACCTTCAATATAACCATAGTCATCGTGCAGTTTGTGACTCCAACCTTTACCGCGTCGAATCGATCCTTTAGGATTTTCGATACAAATGGTGAGGCCGTTCCAACGATCGCTGTAGATGTAATCGGAGTCCAGTAGAATCGCAGGAGGAGAATAAGGAATAATCACTATTTTCTCCTTAATGTTTCTTCCACGAACTTATCCGGCGTAGAATCCAATCCATTGGACTTTTCGGTCCAGAATCAGTAGCAATCGCACTATCACCGAGTTCATGCTTCGTACCTTTGGGTTTGTCTCCAACCTTCTGAGGCTCCTTAGCCTCAGGATCTTGATCACCCCCTTCTTGCGGTACTCCCATTTCCCCCATACCTATTTCACTGGCAAATAGTTTAGGGGTACTGCTAACGTCTTCAACTGTGATGTTCGTAAACATCCCGTTTCTCTTACTGGCTTGAGAAAGCTCGAGTACGGCTTGCTGCTTAGTAATAAGATCCGAGTTGAAAGCTTGGACCACGGTGTTGGTTGTCACCGTGGCCATGTCCATCATTTCACGTTCCGTCATAGTGCGCGTCGGCGCCCAATGATAGTCCATGTCATCAGGAACAAAACCCCAAGTACTCTGAGCGATGATTGGCATCAGAGTATCGATAATCTGTCCGTCGTCAGACGTTCTCTTCTGTTCGATCTTGTCGTAATATAGCTGAAGACCAGACTCACCAGTATTGCTAAGTCCACCCTCACGACCGAAGATGAGTTCATAAGGAATCTCACAAGCAGCAGACAGATCCTTCATAAACTCATGATACATCTCAGAGATGCCACCAAAACCATAAGCGGTCTGGTTAAGTTGACCGTCCTTACCAAGAACCAGCAAACCTTGGTTGTTCAAGAGTTGGCTTATCTGCTCCATACGCTGAGCAAAGTTCATATAAGCTTTGTTCGTACCGCCGGCACCAGACATCAGCGTAGATAGTTGAGGTTCTGTGATGCTGAGGATCTGAGCTCTAGTCAGAAGAGATACGATGTTCCAAGAACTGTAATCTCTCTTACGCAGCTCGTCAAACACGATCTCTACTTCAGACATTCCCCAATAAAGCTCTACCTGTACTTCCCATTGTGGAAGTTCACGACCAACAAAGCGGAGAATACGGCTATGATGTATGTTAACATTTCCCGCATCCATGATGGCGTTATAGTAGGTTGGGAGTCCGAAACTACGAGGATCATTGATGTTACTGTTGATCTGAGGGCCAGGGATAATACCCGACCAACGGTCAAGAGGGATAAGACCTTTGTAAGCGCCAAGTTCGATGTCCTCAAGCTTTAGAGGTTGCATCAGGTCATCATGTCCGTCGATCACAATGATAGCCGCAGCGCCACCAAACAGTCTTCCCCACTTACGAGAAGTGCGAAGCTTAGACAGGGTCATCGTTTCTTTGACGACTTTGTTAAAGGCATTGATTTGCTCAGGAGGAAGCTCAATGTCTAGAATCGGGAAAGACTTGTAGACATCTTCAGCAATTTGATCAATAACTTTGCGAATAACCCACGAGCTGCGATACAAACTGAGGATTAGCGGGTAATCTTCAGTTAGACGGATGAGAGGATAGTTACCAGACTGAGCTAAGTTAGGTGTCCCGCTACCTAACCGAGCCGCAGGGTTGCTATATGAGTCAGTCTGGATCTTACCCATCTGACGGATGTAGTTGTCATCATCATTCTTAGGAAGTTTCTTTACCCTAGGCCCCTTAGGTCCACTTGACAGTTTTGTCTTAGTAGTTTTACGTGGAGCCATTGTAGTAAACTTCCTCTCTATAGCGTTAGCTATTTAGTTCCGTTCGGGCTTCTTTTTGTTGCTCGACTCTTCAGCAATTTGATCAATAACTTTGCGAATAACCCACGAGCTGCGATACAAACTGAGGATTA